GATCGACCCTGCAAGCCTATGACTTTCTTTTCTGAATCGTAAATTGGTATTACCAGTCTATTTTCTCTACCAACGACTGTCTTATCGTTTATCTCACGAACAGTGTCATAGAAGTTTTCGGCATAAGAAAAACGATGCCACAAAGACTCTGGTACTTTTCGTTGTTTCAATACCTGTATCGCTTCATGATCAGGCGGTAAGTCGCTAATCTGTTTACCAATACTCTCTCTAAATACGGGCTTCTTGAATGAGAAGTCAGGCTCAGGTGTATTTGGTTTGCCTGTTTGGCCACCGCGATAGTTCTCAAGTCGATACTCTTTGTGCAACGCAGGTGAAATGTTTTTCAGCATATTTGCTAGAGTTGTGCCGTAATCACAGTTATGACATTTGTAATACATGTGGTTCGCCTTCTTGTAGAAGTAACCACGTGCCTTCTTTTTGTTTCGCTGCGAATCACCACATATTGGGCATCTACAGTTTGCTAGATCATCTTTCTTCCATGAGAACAATTCAAGGTGTGGTGAAAGACGATTGACATATGATTTATCAATGAAAATAGACATAGCGAAATAATACTCGCAAACTCTTAGATGTCAAGTTATTTTTTATGGCTTTTAATTGGCTTTAGGAGTTTGGAAACAATTCCATTATTTTTTCTCTTCATCGTTGCTTTTTGTTGGCAACGGAGATAAATACTCTACCTTTTTTTTGCTTCGACTTGGTGTTAGAAAAGAACCCAACCAACCGTACTTACGAAGGGCTAGAAAAGCAGCACCAGCAAGAACATAAAAAATTATGATGAAAGGCCAGTTTAGTTTTTTTTTGCGTCTTCAAAGTCGAGTAAAGTTTGATAACCCAAGTTGTCACCAGCACCCACGATCCCGACGTTGACTAATTCGGAAGCAGAGTCCATGGTTTCAATAATTTGTGGCTGACCGTCGATGCCAATATCAACAAATGGTTGCTTGACACTTTTGACGCTTGCACATCCCACTAATAACATAACAAAAATATATCTCATCTCGGTACCCTTATTCTTGGCGTTTCTGTTCGCTCTAAATGCTCTTTGAGTTTTTTTCTCTTCTCTCTTTTTTCAAGAAGCATAGGCCTCTCGGCTTTCTTCATCATTCTATCATGAAAACGTTCTTTCATTTTAGTCTCACCCATCTTATGCCCAGCGAGCAAACCGAGTATCAAACCGATGAAGAAAATACAAATTCTTTTCAATACAATGTTTTTATGTTTACATTTTGCCATTACTTACCTCTCACGGCCGTGCCGAAGTAGAATCCTACGATAGTGACTAGAATTTGTCTGTTCTCTTCAGTATACAGATATCCTTCGACAGGTGTGTAGGTTCTTACTTTTTCTTCCCCAAATAACCCGAGAAGATCCCATGGCTTGTAGACGGTAGACTCATGCTCAACCACTGTGGTGACTCCATCGCTGTAAGCGATGATGAAAGGTGCGAGAATAGTACCAAACATGATACACAAAACAATGAATCGACGCACAAGTTTACCCGCATCAATGGAGACACGATTCACCGCAGCATCAGCGTTTTCGTTTTCTTTCTCTGCGATTCCCATTGCCATCTTGAATCGCTCTTGATCCTGGGCACGACGCTCAGCCATAGCCTTGAATAAGAAACCAGTTGCAGAACCAGTTAGAAGTGATAAAAAGTCAGGTGATAAAAAATCCATCTCTATTCTCCCATAATAACTATCGTATTACATAGGTGGTCTAAGCGCCACGAAAGTATTTGTTCCAGCGTTGGTCGTGGTAGTTCCCATCTGACTTGGGAATCTAAACACACCAACTCTTTTTGCTAAGGCACCAGACAGTTCTTCTTTTTCAGCAGCAGAAAAATCTTCTTTGTAAATTCTCTGATCTGCTTCTATATCATAGTAAACAATATTAGCATTTGCCTCGTCTGTGTCAATAAAAAGTTTGTTTACATCAACCATAGTATATCAAGGGGCGGGGCCAACACCGCCACCACCACCAGGAAGGCCACCGCCGGCGGCGCTGCCACCACCATCGATGAGACCGAGTGCCAACAGCCCAATTTGTGCTAATTGTCTCTCAGTTTTATTATCTAAGTTATCACCAAAGGCATCATCAATTTTTCGAATTACCTTAGCACCGAGTCTTCTAGGTGTTCTTAAAAGTTTTCCAAGAGGGGTCTTACGACCGAATAACTTGTCATGAAATCCTTCATCGAGTTCAATAGAGTCGTCGGAAAGAAGTTCATTCAATTCTTCAACCAGTTCAACAATTCTCTCTTCGTTGATATTTGTCTTAGCAGTCTCTTCAATCTCTTGTCCAGCGATAACCGACTCAGCGATGAGACTTAATTTTCTTTGTTGTCTGTATGTCAGATCGTCACGCATTTTATTCTTCCTCTTCTGGGTATCTTATACCAGTTAAACTTTGTAGTGATGAGCGATTTGCTCTTCTTCTATTTATACTTCTAGGTTTGTTTGGATAAACGCCAATAGTCTCGGGTGTTGTGCCTGCTATTTTACCGCCACCGACAAAGTTTGCTGGTTGCTCTTTGATCTCATACTTACTAATGGCATATTTCTTTTTTCTGCCTTCGTGAAGAACGATGTAAAGTGGCACAGACAAAACTTCAGCGATTGGAAAAGAGTCATGTTCAACAATTACTGTATCACCAACTCTCAACTCTTCACTAATATCAGACTTGAGAATGTAGCGACCCTTACGAAGTTTTGTTTTCTTCTTCGCACCCTCTAACAGTTTCATACGAACATCGATACCACAAGAACAGAAGTAATCCTCAGCAGACTCGAACAGTTTTTGTGCCTGTGAATCTGAGAGATCAAGATATTCTTTTAGAAGCCACAAAGCCGTAGCGAAAGAACCAAGCCTAGTTTTTGTGGGTGGCAACTTGTCGAGAAGTTTTTTGATGTTCCAGCAGAGCGTGTGAAAGATGGTGTAAGCGTTTTTCTCAGCACTTGTTTTCAAGTCTTTTCGCTTCTTGAGAATATTACCCTTGTCATCAATGATGCCAAGTTTGAAAGCGTCAGTGTCTTTCCAAGGTGTGCTTAGAAGGCGAATGAATTTATATGCCACAACGGTGTCTACTACGCTCATTTGATCTCTCTTAGTTTCTCTGCAACTTTTTCGTTTATTGGTATCCGAACAATCTCTACGTCATCAACCTTTTCATCATCTATTATGTAGTTTAGATACAACAAAAATGTTTTCAATACAGAGTAAAGATCATTCTCTATGCGAAAAAACAAAAGTCTCTTTGAAGCATTCACACCAAACACGTTAAAAAATATAATCAGGTGATTGAGTATCAGTCTTTCTTTTATCTCTTCACCACACTCACACTTACGAAGAAGTCTCTTCAAATATTTTATTCGATTGAGATCCGAATTGAATTCATCGACGCTATCGCATGAGGGATTGTCGTAGTTTTTCATCGCAAACAGGATGAAATTTTCCTCTGTGAGTGTCTTAAACCTCATCCCTCATCAATTCGCAGCACCTCTGGGAAGACTGTGTAAAGATGAGTATTTGGATCTTTCACAAATTTCACTCTTAAAATGAAACCACTGTCATTGAAACCATCATCACTACTAACATCACCAGAGTCATCAATAAAACCAAATCTGCCACCGAAGCGAAGAATGTCATACTCTTCTTCGTCCCCTGGCAACTCATTCGAGAATGTAAACTCATAACCAAGAGAATGCATTTTTGTTCTCAGTTCTTGTAGAGCGTTCTGAGGCTTTGCATACTCTTTGTTAGAGACATTTGCTATGTAAACATTGAGAGTTTGAAGTTGTTCAGGAACCTCAAGATCTTGAGTTTGTTTTTCGCCGTGACCATTGTCATGCAAACCATAGGCTTCTTTAATCACCGCTTCTTGTAATCTAGCCCTAAGTTGCTTGTATGTAATCATAATTCAAACTCAACTTTCTCGGTTTAGTGTCAAGCCCTTCCAGGCACTCAAACCAACGCCACTTCCACCGTACGTTGTCATGCCACCGACTCCACCTGTCGTGCCGTCGAAAGCGATTGCGCCGATAAACACGAATGGGTTGAATCCTGGTAGTGCTTTATTCGTCACCCCACCAACATTTGGTTGAATCACAACAGTAACCGCGTTTTGTGTAGCGCCACCAGGTAGAATGGTACTACCCGCTGTGGTTCCGATCACACCAACAGAACTAAAGTCTCCAGAAGCGCCTTTCGCTGGGCTTGAGTCACCATTTGTTGTTCCAAGTTGATGAATCAACGACATCTTACAAGAGGTGATACCAGAGATTTGTGGTGATCCTGAGCCAGTGATAGTGCCACCACCACCAGCAGTTAGAGCGACAAAGAATCTCAAGTGAACGTTTGATGTATTAGCGCCTTCAGCACCCTGGAAGTGTCCTGGGTTATTGTCATTTAGAACATGATCAGGGAACTGAGCAACAAACGGGAACGCAGCGCCTTGTGTGAAACCGCCCGTTACCTCACCACCTGCACCAACAGAGGTAGCACCAGTTGAAGAACTTGTGTAGGCATTCTCGCCTGATACAACCATCTCGTCAGGATATGTGAAGTAAGGTGAATCGTTTTGTTGTCCAGGTGCACCTGAGCCGCCGAATGTGTCTCTTGTGGGGTCACCTTTTTGACCCATGGCCACGATAAGTTCGAAACCGCCTGTGCGACCATCACCGCGAAGGGGGAGTTCCCACCCACGATTTGTTCTAACACATCTTCTCTTATCTTCCTCTGTCAACCATGATGGCACAGAACTAAGTTTGTCGTCGTTTTTCCAACTTGGCATCTATATGTTCCTTTTTTTATCTCTTTGCGGTTTCGTAGAAGGCTCTGACAGCACAGCCACGAACTTCACGCTCGTCTGCAAACTGCTCTTCGCTTTCGGTCAGGTTCTTTGTGACATGGCGATATGTGAAGCCAAGACCTGGGTTGCGGTCATAAACTTCGGTGACAATGACGGTCGTTTTAACGTCATCATTTTCGCAAACGAGGTAATCGCCTTTGCTTACTTGGTGAATGCTAGTGACCAACTGTGTCGGGGCAGCAAAGTTTTCACCCATAAAGACTGGCATGTTTACACCCTCAATGTTTGTTTGCAAGACATTACAAAATTCTTTTTGCTCTTCAACTGTGAGTTCACCGTGAATCTTTTGAATTTCGTTCAAAGCGTGCTTGGCAAGATCTTTTCTCTCTTCGACAAAGTTTGACTCTGAGATGAGTTTAGCAGCGCCGAGAGCGTAGTCAAATACAGCCTCGTCGAGAACGCCTGGGCTTCCCTCTAAAATCTTGTATGCATCAATGCAAACATTCTCATATTTTTTTTCTTCGTTTTCTGTAAACATTTGTTTTACCTCAGTCTTATTTATACTTTTCTTTCTCCAACCTAGCGTAATACATTGGCTCACCAGGCGTTTGACTCATTCGTTTCACCGCTGAGGCTGTGGTACCCTCAAGATCATCATCCTGATACTCTTCATTGTATTTGTTCCACTTCTCTTCATAATAAACATTTTTCCAGTTTTCGCCAAATGCTCGTCTGTATTTATCTCTTTTTTCTTCCAAAGAATTCGAAAGGCTAACATTGTTTTCTTCACAGAACTTCTCGAACATCTGATTTTTCCACTCAGAAACTTGATTGATCCACTTTTTAGATTTTGCCTGCTCTAAACAAAGGCTAGCAAAAACATCACCATTGTCTCTCATCTTCATCAACTTTTTCATTTTAGTTGATTCATCGATTCTCGAACTTTCTATTCTTCGAACCGTGAGACTTTTGTTGAAGTGTTTACCGACTGTCTCCTCTAGATAATTTTCAAACTTATCATCATAACTCTCACCGGTAAGTTTGAATTGCTGCCCCCTGAGATTAGTCCAATTTGTCTTATCTGTGATATAGTCTAAGAATTTTGAAACAATATTTTCACCTGTCGCTTTTTCAATGCCCTCTGTCCCTGGTGATGCGTTGACCTCTAGTGTATACTCTTCCCCATCAGAAGTTTGAAGAATGTCTACACCAACAAAGATGCCATCTGTGGCAGAGGCAGAGTCAATGGCAAGTTGCTTTGTTTGATCATCTATGTTTTCGGGGGTCACATCACCATTGAGTGAAAAGTTGCTTCTGAAGTCACCGTCTTTACTTTGCCTTCTCATCGCAGCGATGACCTCATCACCCAAAACAATCACACGAAGATCTTTCTCATAAGGTATCTTTTCTTGAAGTAGAAGATCAATCTTCGGATCTACTTTTTGTAGTGTTTGCACAACAGAAACTAAAGAGTTCGGGCTATCAACTAACATAACACCCGCACCGCCAGCACCCTGATCTGTTTTTAAGACAAGAGGAAACTGTGATCCAACCATATTCACATATTGTTGAATATTCTTTATCTTCTTTGGTGTGCCATCATCTTGAACCTCAGCACTTGGTAGAGATACTGTTTTTGGTGTTGGTATGCCTTGCTCTTTGAGTCTCAGATAGCACCGATATTTTTGATCACAAACCTCAAGACATGAGAGGTTATTGACACAGAAAAATCCTGCTCTCTCTAGATCAGAAACGATTGACGATGCTTTGGTGCTATCGAGAACAGAACTTCGACACACAAAAACAGTATCATCTGGTGTGACCTCAAAAGGCTCAACTTCTTCTGAACCAATTAAATATCTATCATCTAGATTTTCATACCGCAGAGTTTCAGGAAAAAGAATCTCACAATCAATACCAGATTTTTCACACTCCTCGAGTATTCTCGAAGCCGTTCTCATGAACAACGGCTCACCTTCTGGTGCGTTGTTTTTTCTTTCTGAAAGTACGACGATACGCATTGTTGTTGTTTCTTATCGCCCTCTCAACCCCGTAGGTCTCTTAGGCAATTCTGGTTTGCGAGGCGCATCTGGCAATCGTACTTCTGGTGCACCAGGCAAGTCATCATCTCCCGCTGCCAACGTGTTTCGATATTCGAGAGCAATCATTTCTTCTCTTCCAGAACCCCACAAACTCAATGCGATGGTCAAGTCGCCAAAGTCAATTGTGCCATCACCATTGTAGTCATAAAAAGCCAAATCAAAACTGCTAGGTTCTTGACCATCAAGTATCCTCTGCATTCGTATTTGTATGTCTGAGACGATCCTGGCCCATCCTCTTTCAGGTTCTGCTGTGGCTCCTGCTCCAAGTTGCTCGTTTAGAATATGTTCGTCGTTACCTTCGAATAGTTTACTTTGTTTCCAATACATTTTACATTCCCATCCCAGGCATCATGCCTTGTTGTTGTTGCGGTGCGTTTCTTGCTTGTTCCCTTGCTTGTTTTTGTTCGGGTGTTTCGAGTTGACCAGGAATCAATGTGAGTTCTTCGAAATCAATACGCATTGATTGTAGATACTGGTTAAATTCTTGGAAGTGAGCATCATTGTTGACCATGATTACGACAACAAATTTCTGCACACCACCTCTGGGTTCGATACCACCATATGATACTTGATGGTAGTCACCAGGGCGACTAAATCGTTGACTGTACGCCACAATCGAATCACGCTCTTGTGGTGAGTTAGCAAAAATCTTGAATGTGGCACCAAACGGAGTGAATTTTTGATTATCTGGTTGCTGATAAACGCCACCATGTGCAAGTTTATCCAAGATTTCTTGTCTGTTATACTTTTTACCACTACCTTGTCCATATTCAGGCAAGCCTTGACCAGCATCAGGTTGTCTATTTACCTGTGACATTTGTTGAACATCACCACCTGCAAATTGTGGTAGTGGATCACTAGGTTTCTTCAGTGTCGCAAATTGATCTTGTTGTTGCTGAGGTGCCTGTTGTTGACCAGCCATCATCTGCATCATTTGTTGCATTTGTGGCATTTGTGGCATCTGTTGTTGCTGAGGTGCTTGTTGTCCCTGTTTCGATAATTGCTTTTGTTTCAGTGCAGCCAGAAGTTTGCCTAAGCCACCAGGAGCACCCGCTTGCAATGGTTGTTGTGCAGGCTGTTGCCGAGGATCTTGAACAGGAAATTGTAATTGATCAGGAGAAACTAGGCCTTGCCGACCGATAGGTGGCATCTGTTGTGGTTGAACACCAGGTCTTTGTGAAGGTAAAACGTCATCAACGCCTCTTTGCTTTCTCTGAACAGGTCTTTCAGGGTCAAAGGGGGAGACATAACGAGTGCCAGGCGTTGTGCTAGTAAACTGATCGTCATCTTCTTCATCATCAAAGACAGGTCTTCCAGCAAGAGCAAACTGCTCAGGTAGTAGTTCTTCGTAGTTTTCTTCTTTCATTTCTCTGATTCCCATACCTTTTCTTACGGCGTTATACATCGCCTTCTTATCTCTTTCGGCAAGACCAGATGGTGCACCATCCTTGAAAGCCTCATAATCACCATCAGCGGCTAGACCTCGAAGTTTTGACGCGGACATACCAGTCACATCATCTGCATCGGGATCTCTTTTACCCGCCTCAACGACCTTGAAACTATCAAACTGATAGCCGTCAGGGCCAATATACTTATTTATTCGTGTTTGAAATTCAGAGACTCGATCACCACCAACAACAAGGACAACATTTTTGTACCCTTCATCTGATAGTTTTTCACAAGCCTGAAAAATAGTTTTAATGCTTGTATCTGCCACAACTTTTATGCCAGAAAATGCTTTTCGCAGAAACTTGACTTTATCTCTGAATGACAATGGATTCTTTTTAGAGTCTTGACTCTGGCTTGGGTAAAGTCTTATTTCACGAATTCTCTCTTTTTTTGCAACGGCACGGAGTCTGTTTGCAAGAAGTTCGTGACCAGTTGTTGGTGGATTGAATCTACCGAATGTAAAAACTACTGACTTAGACATTTTATCCCTTTACCCAATCTTTGCTTACTGTGAAGTTTGCTTTTGAGAACTCAAGTCTATTTACCAACTTGAGTGCATTATTACTTATACGATCCACTGCCACGAATCCTTCAGGTGCCGTTGTCTGCAAACCATTTTCTGTTTCGAGAAAAGTACCAATACTCTTCGCTTGCTCTAGTTTGTCGATGATCACCATTTTTGCAGCGTTAAGCATGTAGTGAAGTTTGAACAAAGACTCTAATTTTTTCTCGTTGCTGGTAAGAGATAAAAGTATTTTGTCTTTCTCTGCTTGTTTCTTCGTCTTACCTTTTTCGGATTTGAGTTTATCAATGGCAACATCATACTTATCACTGACATATGCGATAAACTCTTTGGCACTATGCTTGTCTTTACCAACACGAATATTCGCGTTCACGAAAGTTTTGACATAAGTTTTGATCATCTCATCAGACGAAACAAGATCTAGATTCTTTTTACCAGTAGACTTCATATTCTTTTCAATAGCCTTAATAAGACCATTCATTGTCTTTGTTTCTTTCGCTGTGAGTGTAGAACTACCAGATTCATCCCTAAAGTCTGCGTCTGTAAACCAAACACTTGGGGTCTTTTTTAGTGTTGATATGGTTGGGTCATATACTGCTGTCAAATCTTGAAGTGAATTACCTTCGTACGCGGTATGAAAAACAATACCTATGGTAGATTTTCTAATTACGTTTCCAAGTTGACTGTCAACAGGGACAGCATACATGATCGTGTTCGGTTTGAATGTGTAGTGTGATTCACCATCAAAGTCTTTTGTGTTTAGATCGTCTTGTGTGTAAAGAAGATCACCCTGCAAGATACCCCGAATATTTAACTTTTTTAGATGTTGAAGGCATGTCTTGAGTTTATCTGCAAGACCACCAGAGTGATTTTTATCAATATCAGCGTTTGTATAATTTACTTTTGGTGTCTTATTGAACAAGGACTTGGTTGCGACAAAAAATTTACCATTCTCTGGATTCCTACCCGCAAAGACAGCAGGTGCGCCATCCCATTTCACCGTCACGGCAAAACTTCTTTTTGAATTACCAGAGAGCATCTCGGTGACTGATTTAAGGAATCTCACAGCATCAACAGCACCAGAAGCACCATCGTTGAACAAAGAGTCTTCGATGTGCTCCATGTGTGTGTTCTTACCCTCAACCAAAAAGGTAGAATTGTGCTGACTAAATGTTATCAATAATCAAATCCCATATAAAGATATAATGAACTGAACAAATTCAGGTGGGTAGCCTCCTGCGTTGAAAGGATCGCCAACGTAACCTGCCTCTATAAATTGTTGCAACTGGTTTGCGTTAATACCATACAACGCCATCAAAGTTTCTGAATCGAAAAGTGTAAGGAATTCAAGAAGCACTCCAAATTCTGGTGCTGAAATTTCTAACTCAATTTGTCCAGGAATACCATCACCGTCTCCATCAAGGAATAAAAACTCTAGATACTCTCTCGTTTGTTTTCTTCGTGCCTCATAATCTTCAACCTTGAAATACAAACCTGACAATGCGTTAGCGATACCAAAACTTATGCGAGGAACCATGTTCTCCACATATGCATCAACAAAATCTTCCATCTGCTCTGTGTATGTTTTTTCCTCTGGTGTTTTAGGATCATCCTCACCGTCTGGTCCATCACCTTGTTTTATAGGCGCTTTAAATACACTCTTGAGAAGATCTTTTCTGCTGAATGTGGCACCTGCATACTCACCCGAGATTGTCTTTGCGATCCTATTCACATCACCAGATTTAATTGCATCGTCAAGGTCTCTGGAGGTAAATGGTGTGGTGGGTGATTTCTCGATTGATGATGGAACAATAGTAAGATCAGGTCTTGTGATGACATCTTCATCATCCTCATCACGAACTGGTCGTTTTTTACCAACCACATTTGTTGTCAGGTAATTTTTTAGTGACTTGACATTTCCTTGCTTGTATTGCGTGATCGCACTTCCTTTTCTGGTACCTGATGCGTACGCAGTTTGAAGAGGTGCCTGTGCCTGTGTCGCACTCAGACTGGTCAGCGTTTGATTACCAGCACCAAAACTTGACAGGTCTTGTGAGGACGTTTGGATGCTACTCAGATCATTAATAGATGAACTTAGAGAACTCAACTGCTCTGATAATATTTGTTTATACTTCTTCATTAGTTTTCCTTAGATTGCGTATCTTGCTTCAAACCTGAATCCAAAAATGTTTGCGAGTTTTCCCATACCCTTACTGATTAGAACCGCTACAAAAGAAAATACTTTCTTAGCCGCTTTCACCAAAAAGTCTAATGCCTTTTTCACTTTATCTTTTGCCGCGGAACCAAAAGATTTCAAACGACCTCGAATGCTCTCGTTGAGCATTTGATCCATCTCATAGTCAAATTCTTCGACGAGTTCCGAATACATATGAAACTCCTCTTTGTTCATTTGAAAGTTTTCTTTCAAGTATTTAGGTTCTAGGCGAAACGCCCCACCTCGACCAGTGCCTCGATCTGAGATTCTAAACTTGAATCCACCTTTCTTAAAAAGGTCATCGATGTGCTGAAAAATATCTGCGTAGTAAACATCACCATCTGTGCCACCCCATGCAAACATGTGTGTAGGTGAAAACTCTTTCTTGATAAATCTGTTTTTGCCAGTGATAAGTTCAGTGAATAGAATTTTTTGCGTCTCGGCAGAGGTCATGAAGTTTGAGATTTCGTTGCTGATCTGCACATCAAGACCAGACTCATCAAACAATTCTTGTATGGCTTTGATGTCTTCGCTGCTTGGTTTCGATGGGTTAAAACCTAATACACGACCAATGACTTTATCAAAATCATCAATCTTTGAACGTAGATCATAAAAGTTTTCTTTCGCCATAGTTTGTTTGACAATCGAGGCAACTCTCTTCGCAAACTTTTTCTGGCGAGGTGTATCTCTCAAAGTGGCTTGAATCACAGCAGATAACTCATTGTGTTGTGCGGATGCGTATTGTGCGCCCTCTTTCTTTTTCACAGAGCAGTAGGAGACACGACCCTTTTTGATCGCAAAATCTGTTTTTGGTTCGCCGCTTCTCACACCAAACTCACGATAAACATCAGTCAAGTTTGATGGTTTATTATCCCCCGACACAGGGAATGCCTCTTTGAATTTACCGTATTTTGATTCGAGATTATCTACGACTCTTGCGGCAAGATCAGATGCAGTTGGGTTATCATTCGCACCAGGAAACTCACTCTTGTTGTTTCTTCTTTGAATCTCATTGATAATGTCAACTTCAAACTTTGTGGCGTCAACTGCTTTCTTTGTTCCCCCACCGCGAATGTTGCTAAACGTAGATTCAATGGCACTCTTCGACGCAACGATCTTGAAAATATAACCATCTGGTCCACTCATATGAATGGTCTCAGATTTCTTTGAAGATATGGTTATTGTGTTGTTTGTCTTTGTGGGTTTCTCAATTTCAAATTGATCACCATCTTTATATCCAAACTCTTCAAGTCTTTTACCAAGTGCTGTGCCTGTCTTGAGGCCAACCTTAACACCAGTACCCGCTTTGTAGTCTGTGTCACGTTTTGAAATGATACTTGCCAAGAGATTTCTCCTCACAATATTTATACAAAAAGAAAGGCCCCTTACGGGGCCTTGTGAGGAAGAAAACAGTTTTTACTTGAGTCGTTTACCATTTCCTGATCGGGAAGTTCTTGCTGAACCTGCCACTTTGACTCGTTTTGATCTTCGCGTTCTGCCTTGCTTGATCATATTCGAAACATGCTGACTTTCTTGACTTGTTTTGCGTGCCATAGTTTTCTCCTATCTGGCTCTTGAGTATTCACGATTCAAACGACGAACATTTTCTTTGCCTCTTGCGATGATAACTTCACCTGCTGTTTTGTGGCTATAGATCATGCGAGCGACAACTGGCTCAGAGTGTTTATCGGCACACTTGACACAGTAGCAGGTGTCTGGCACCGCTTCAAGACGAATCTCTGAAATTTCTTCTTGGCAGTCATGACATTTCATTTTCTTGCTTTCTCCATGCTTTATACAATACACGATATTTCGGGTCTTGTCTAGCATCATCGTACGCTTTTTTGAAAATTTTTGCTGACTTGGCTTTATCACAAGTCCAATGATCTGGCTCTTGTGGTTTTACATTGCCATTCTCATCGTATTTTTTACCACTACGATGGTTTGCGTAGCGTCTTGCCCTTGTCCAACCCATCATGAGAAACTTACGTGCCATATCAGCGCCAACAAAGTCACCACGAACAACATAGTCGTGGAACATAGTAGTAATTCGATCCGACGATATCTTGGCGATTTCGGGCGTGCGAAAACGCCAATGTTGACAAATTTCCGATTTATATGGTTCAACTAACAATACTCCTTGCTCACCTCTACCAATTCGGTAGAGTTCTGGGTTTTCACGAAAATCGATGTTGTCGTAGTCTAGTGTGTAGTCAAATTCTTTCATTAGGAATTATCCTTCACATACCATACTACAAAGGTAGTCGCTAATGTCAAGCACAAAAAGGGTGCAAAACAATAACCAAAAAACTCAAGTAGATTCATTGCCAACGCTTTCCGTATTCATCAAAAAACCCTGACCCAAAGCAAACGCCAAGAATCAAACCAAATGTGAAACCACCAAGTGTAAAGATTGCAGTAAACATCATACGCTCCTTGTGTAGTAACCTTTGACTGTGCGACGTTCGATGGCTGCTTCGGCATCCTTACGACCACGACGAGACTTGATTGTGCCCTTACCCCATGCTGAACGAACAACGATGTGGCGACGAACGGCAGAACCCTCACGCTCTGCCTCAAGATCAAACTGGTCAATCACTCTCTTTGCCATTCAAGCATCTCCCATCAACCATCCAAAGAAACCACCCGACTTCTTGGGCTGTGCAGCATCTTTGTCGTCAAGAAGAATTGTATCTTCCTCATTACGACCCTGAATAATTGCGAAGTGTTTTGGCAAATCTTCTTTGTTTTTCTCGGCACGCTTGGCTGCACGCTCAAGTTCTTTATCAGTCAAAAGAAGCATCACGACATCATCGCCGCTACCATCACCATCGCTAACATGGGTTGCGAAAAAATATTCTTTGTCTGCTGCTCTGTGTGCGTTTTTGTTTTCAACTTTCATTTCAATTCATCCTTTACTTTCTTTACTTTGTTCCAAAACTTTTTAGTTGATTCTTTTTTGTAGCCGTTGGGGCCGCCGTTGTGATTACGAGAAAAATCTTCCTCTGTAGGCTCTCGACCGAGACGCTCTTCTGTGGTGTAAAGATCTGCGTAGCACAAAACGACCTCTGTTGCATACTCACAATCATAACACGAGGAATAGTCACCGTCAAGTTGGCAATGATTTTTTGCATCAAGCCAATAGGAATAATGAATCTGATAACAGCCAATTGCATCGCCGTTGTCGCCAACTGCATCTGGATTGTCATTTGATTCTACGATTCGAATGGCACGAAGAAGTTTTTCTAAGTCAATCTGTTTTTCTGTGGCATGACCAATCTTTGGCGTGTCTGTGGCTACCATCAAACGTGGCCAAAGAAGATAACCTGTCGTTGCCAGAACAACCGTCGCAAAAATACTGTTCTTCAATGTGTATCCTTTCTAAATACTATGGCGAGGAAAATATGTTTTCATTCAAAGATTTCGATAAGCAAAGTCTACAAGAAAAATTAGTAGTTGTCAACAAAGGAAAGAAGGAAGGTCAAGTTATTTTCCTTGCTGGCGGGGCAGGCTCTGGCAAAGGTTTCGCCATTGACAATTTCATCGCTGCCGAATCATACAAAGTTGTCAACCCAGATGATCTCAAAGTATTGGCACTGAGTCTTGGTAAAAAGAAGCCAGATGAGTACCCAGAGTATGCAGATCTTGACATGAAGAATCCAGAAGATGTGGCAAAACTACATGCCATTATCAAGGGTAAAGGATTGTTTCCGAAAAAGATGTCCATGCTCATGAAGAAAACCGAATCTGGTATGCTACCCAATCTTCTTATCGACAAAACGATGAAAGATGTTGATGATTTTTATGAATTTTTACCAACTTTATTGCGAGCAGGATACAAGCCACAAAATATTCACTTGATTTGGGTTCTCACAGACTATCGCATGGCGCTTGTGCAGAATAGAAAAAGAGCCAGAACTGTGCCAGACAAGATTCTTATCAAGACGCACAAAGGTGCAGCGAGAACCATGCGTGACTATTTCATACGAAACTACCCGCCAGATATCAACGGAGAGTTTTATGTCATCATTGGTGGCCCACAGAACACCGTATTCTTTTCGAACAACAAAGGCAAAGCACTGAATGGTTCTGATGGTTTACCTTTTGCCATCAAAGACTTTCAATACTTCAAACTCAAAAACGCAGGTAGATCAAACATCGATAAAGATTCAGAGATTGCAAGAAAGGTTTATGATCTAGTAGATCGCTATGCACCTGATTTGAGTGAACAAATGATTCCTTTATCTCCTATCGCTATCGCCCCAATGGTTGGCCCAGTTTTAGATCGATACGAGTTAGAAGATTTCAATTTTAGAGCGAAAGCGAAAGAAGCAGCGGTAGAAGATCGTCTGCGAAACCGTCCGATTTTCCCACCAGAGGCAGACACAGATGGAGATGGGCAACTAAGTGTCTACGAATTCGTCTTATATGTTGATATTATGGCACAAGAACTTGGTATATCTGATGATTTAAAGGCGGCCGTTATTGCGTTGCTAACTGGTCGCCCACCAGGACCAAGAGGCTTGCTGGCTTTGGCGAATGCATCGAATCGCAAAAAACTTAAAAAACTACTCAAAAGAATCAACAAACGATTTAATGGGGGTAGAGGGTTAGGTTTACCATTTGAGATTCCAACTGAACTACCTGAACTACCAAGTATAAGAGATATTTTTAAGTAAGGAAAGAAAATGAACTTCAAAGATAAATTGCAAGAAGCATACAGACAGGGTTATCAAAATGCATTGAGTGAGCAAGAGCAACGACCTTCAACGACACCTGCTCTACCTGCTCTGATTCGAAAAACTATAAAGGATCGAACAGGTCAAGGTCCAAAAAAAATCGCTAAAAGACTCTTAAAGGGGAAAGGCTTACCAACAGGTATTCGTCCCAAGTTTACTAAGCAACAAAAAAAGCAACTTAGTGATTTGCTCAAGATAATTTTTCCTGATTCGGCTGCACCCGACGTTCCTAGACCATTGTTAAGTGCATTAAGAGGTATTATACTAAAGTTGTTGTCAGGACAACCTCTCACCTTTCTTGAAAGGCAAATTCTGAAATTATTGAATGTCGATTTAAGGGGTTTATTACCTGATATAGAGGATGCTCTAAACGATCTATTTGACGATCTACCAGATGATCCCTGAGCAATAGTCCCACCGGGATTCGAACCCGGACTGGATGGATTTTAAGTCCACTGCCTCTGCCGTTGGGCTATGGGACCTGAATGAGAGTGATAGGACTCGAACCTACAACAACAAGAACCTAAATCTTGCGCCTCTGCCAATTGGGCTACACTCCCGATTGGGTGATGTATATCACCCGTTCTCATCAATGACGTTCAAAGAAATTACCTACGAGAAAAAACGAAGGGACCCAAAGACCGACATAAGTTGCGTTATCAATACCATACGCTTGGTAGCAATACGCCGAGAACGCTATGGAGGCAAAGCCTAAACCATAACAAATTTTTGCAATCTTATCATTCATAATAAATCTCCTTTTTGCAAAACGCTCTCGGCAGGATTCGAACCTGCAATCTACTGATTAGAAGTCAGTTGCATTATCCGTTATGCTACGAGAGCCTAAAATTATTCTTTAGTCAATGTTAGTTTTTGTGTTGTCGCTGGATCAGGCATCACCAGATTTGAGTACCACTTTGTGACAGCCTTTTCATACTGCTCAACAAACTCATCATTCACTGGACAATACCAATTAATCTTGTCAACACTGATAGAAACAACGCCATCCCTTTCAATGTGATCAATCCATGGCAACAGCATCATTGGTGATTGAATGTCTTTACGCAAAATGATTGCCACATTTTTTAGTTGAACATTATTGATATCAAGTTGAACTGGTAGTTTTTTAACATCCTCTGTTGATGCTAACTCTGCGATCAGGTTCTCTCCTGTTGCGAGACACACGTTAATAAACTTACGATCTTCGCTCATTGTTTTTTCCTTTCTGTATTTGATTGATCCACTCCTTGACGTTTACGCTTGTTATTGGTAGTGGTTTTCTTTTTCCTTTGAGATACGCTTTTTGCATTTGATGATGCGTTTCTTTTCCTGTGCTTAACACCGAATACCCTTTCCCAATTTTCGTCCCATTTCTTTTGGTCGACTTGTCTGTAAGTATCACCTTTTCCAGCCATTTTTTCTCCAAAGCCAACGAGAGGATTCGAACCTCCAACCTGTTCATTACAAGTGAACTGCACTGCCGTTGTGCTACGTTGGCATGACTCAATTATAGTTTCGTTTTTTATGTTGTCAAGCGAAAAGATCTTCGAGTGTTGTTTTTCTTTCATGACTCCAACCAACACTTTCTAGAATAGTTTTGATCGGATCGATAAACGCTTTTTCAAACTGCGTATCGTAGTCAATATATTTTTGAAGCCCAAACTCTTTTGGTAAATCAGCAGGGAAAGCAATCACTTTCTCTGGTGTTGGATTTGGAACTTTGAGCATCAAGAACTTCACTTTGTCACCCTCACGAATCATCTCGTACTTGCGTGTCAGTTTATGCTTTCTCAGCATGTGATTGTAAATCAGGGCACCTTTCACAGCGATCGGTGTGCCTTTCGCAAAGATGTTTTTGTCATCATCATACTTCTGCAATCCATTCACGCTTCGCGGGAAAGCAACATCGACTGCTTCAAGGGAAACAAACTCATCTCTAAACTTCTCGATGTAATCAATAACCTGATCTTCATCTGTTGTGAGAATTAGGCTGATACACTCTTTCAGTTTGTCACGAACCACTTGTGGTGTCGATGATCTTGTCGTTTCAATGCCCATGATCTTGAGTTTGGGTTTTGCATAACGAACACCTTCAGAATCATGCACTTGAAGGATGTATCTTTTCTTTGCAGTCCAGATACCTTTATCAGCAATCACTTCACGCTCCATGACCATCTTGTTTTCGTAAGCGTTCATCATCTCGGCAAGTTCGTCATACTTCTTTTTCATGAACGGTTGAATGATCTCGCGGGACACTTTGTCGAGATAGTTGATCTTCTCTTCTTTGGTTTTGTTTGCACAAAACTTGTCAACTACTTTTTCAAGGCGAAGATAGATTGAGTCAGTGTCAGATGCGACCACATAATCGTAATCTTCTGTGCCTACGATCTTGTTCAAAAACTCATTCATGTGTTTCGCAATCCATCGAATCGAAAGTTGACCAGAGCAGGTGATCGCCTCGGCAAGATCGATATCATAGTATCTAAAGTATTTGTTACCGAGGGCACCGTAAGCAGAGTTTAGAGCAATCTTCAATGCCATCTGCCTCATGTCCCACTTTGATATTTCACGATTGAGTTTGTTCGTATATCCAGCACGACCTAAAGATATCATGTTCTTGTTTGGTAAATCTTCAAGTTCTTTCTGTGCTTCAATCATCTTTTTCTTTGATGACTTTCGATCAACATACATCTTCGACATAAGTTCTGGTAAGAAACCACGAACGTCTTTGCGATAACAAGTACCATTTGCAGCGACAGAGTGACCCTCACGTTTAAACTCATCAAGTTTTTCGTGACATGCTTTCCAGTAAGTATCTGGGCTCGCTTTCAAGAAGTTGTCAGGTCCCATACCGAATCTCTCATTTGCACTCTTTTCAATCTTCGTTTCTGGACTAATATTGTATTGCATGATCAAGTGGGGATACAGAGAGTTCAAGTCAAACGAAACAACCCAATTGTGGAAACCGACAACAGGCTCTTTCACATAAGCACCGATCAAAGGTGTATCATCGATAGGTCCACCCTTGAGTGGGATGATAATGTTCTTGTCACGAAGATGGTTGTAGATAATCGTATCCCACATTCGCACTTGCGAGAACACATCTTCAACATTGATCTTTGCCATATAAGCCATCGAACAGTGAAGTTTGAGAAGTTGCATCTTCTCATCTAAACTCTCAACAAGTTCAACATCTTTCACGTTGTATTCTACAAACTTTTGAAAGTCATTCTTGTAGAAGTCAGCCATGCTGTCATACTCAGAGTAATCAAGTTTCTTTTGACCGAGTTCGACAAAGGCGATATGATCTAGTTTGTAAGACTCTTGTGTTGTAAGGTTGTATTTACGATACAGTTCAAGATAGTCTGCCGAAGAGACACCAATGTATTCATACACGGAGTGATCTTTGTTCATCATGCGAATCGTCTTTTTCGCAACGACTTTCCAGGGTGACAACTTACGCATAGCGTTCACACCAAGAATCTTTTCGATACGATTGCCAAGATACGGAAGATCAAAGAATCGAATGTTCCAACCTGTCACAATATCAGGTGCTTGTTCATGCCAGTGTTCGACAAACGCAAGAAGCATGTCTTGTTCGTTGTCGAAGACATGACACTCTACATTTGGAACATCAAACTGCCCGACACCGAAAGTGTGTGTTTCTTTTTTGTTACCGAGGACATACTTGACGGTGATGACATTGACGGACTCGTTCGGATCAGACACGTTTGGAAAACCATATTCACATTCAGTTTCAATGTCGATGTAGGCAACTTTCATTCGCTCAAGCGACCAGTCAACATCACCCTTGAAGTTATCTGAAATATACTGAAACTTCCAGTTCTCATTACCATACACTTCGAAACCAGATACATTCGCATACTTTTCGATATAGTCTTTCATGCTTCTCATGTCACCAGCAGTGAATGGTTGAAGAAACTTACCTTCGAGACTTTGATACTCTGTTCTTTTTGGTGATGGCACAAAAACTGTGGGGGAGAAGTCCCTGTATTCAGAGAACCTCTCCCCCTTACTATTCACACCACGGAATAGAATTTTGTTTGAGTGGACCGCAACGTGCGTGTAGAATTCTGTCATTTATTTTCCTGATCGAGTTTTCGTTTCAGAATCTTAATCTCCTTTGTGTTTCTTGTCAAGTCTGCATTCAAAGAATTTATTTTAATTCTAGTTTCGTTCAAACTCTCTACGAGTTCTTCACGAAGTTCGAAGATTCGATTGTTGATCGACCTTCTCACCACATATAAAATCACACCGTACAATACAGCAAATAAGCAAAATCCAACAATCATTTTCCTGTGCTCCCCATTCCACCGTCACGACCCTCTACTGATTCTGGTCGTGTGTCGGTTCTTTCAATATCATATTTCAAATTCTGAATCAATTCGCCCTGACAAATTCTGTCACCATGGAATATCTTCACTCTTTCAGTAGAGTCATTTTTTAACAGAATGTATGTTTGTTCACGATAGTCAGCATCAATCACGGCCTCTTGATTTGCGAGTACCATACCAACCTTGAGAGAAAGACCAGAGCGTGGGTGAATACGAATCGAGTGACCTTCAGGTATATCAAAGATCAAACCTGTTGGTATCACCATTCGATCACCAGGATCTGCAATCAAACAAAACTCATCGTGGATGTCTAACTTTCCACAATGCTTTTCGATTCGCTCATTTGTTTTAGTATACACCGTGACTTTTCTTGAGTCTGGTCCAAAGTATGCTTTGAGATCAAAACATGCTGACCCTGGTGTTGCAAAGATTGGATCAAAGACCCTATCAGTCATTCTATAGTATTTAAGTTTCAATATTCACCTCATCATTAAACAGGACACCTATATTTAGAGACACTGTTTGATAGTGCCTAGGCTTTCTTTTTTGATTTGAAAAATTATCCTGAGCCTACGCCGCCACTACCAGAGCCTCCACCCATTCTTCTCAAAATGTCTTTGGTTCGATCAGTGATTCGTTTATCTAATCCAGGATATAATCTGTCAAGTTCTATTGGATCAACAAAGATGATGCCATCAATTTGCGAATCGGGTAGAATTAGAACATCACCATCTAGGCCTCGCAGTGTAATTGATGCGTCACCAAGTTTTGTTCCATATCTTCTAATTTGATCTGCCCCCTCATCAACAATATCAATTGCAATATTACCAATTATAACATTTGGATTTTCTGGTTGCTGCACTATCCTAACAGTTCCACCGTAAAAATCAGCAGCAACGGGTTCACCCAATGTTTTGATTACAACAATATTTCCTTGTTTGAGTGCGTTTGGATCATTTTTAAAAGTTGTGATAATTTGTTGTGCAAGTTTTTTTGTGTTGCCACCAATAGGTATTGTATTTTGAACAGCCTTCAAAAGATCATCAACTGGATTCGTCGGGACGATATCTCCAACAGTGTCAGCGATCTCATCTGATCCCCTGAATAATTTTTTCAAGAACTTGCCAGCGTCATCAGCCCCCTTTGCAATTCGTGTCCCAATTCTAGCCAACGCACCACCAACACTTTCATCTAAGGCCTTCAGATATCCTGCTTGGTATGCCTCTTTGATCATTTGTCTTTGATGTTTGTTCATGGCAGGTCATCCAACGGGTTGTTTATATCTGGTAGATCTTCCGCCTCTTGACGAAGAATGTCGAGGTAGTATTTGATTTTCTGCTCATCAGATAAATTTTTTCCAAACTTGTTCATATTATTGATAATTTCTCTTCCGTCATTGCCCATCTGATCTATAATCTCACCTTCAAGATCACTGACTGTATTTTTAAGATTTGCCAGATATCTATCTTCTGCTGCTGTAAACCTATTAGGCCCAAATGGGTCATCAGTTCTTGAGATATTACCTCTCTTAAAAACGGGCTCTGGAGGATCTAGAGGTTTCAGTTTAAATTTTTTCTTTGGTTTTGGAGCACTATCGACTACATCACCGCCTCTTAATATCTTCTTAAGAAACTTTCCAATCTTAGTGGCAACCCTCGCGGCACCCGAGAAAATGTTTTCATCTAAGGCCTCTCGGTATCCTGCTTGATAGGCCTCTTTGATCATTTGTCTTTGTCTAGGGTTCATCATCCAACTCCCAAATCTTTCAATTCTCTAGAGATGCTTTCAAGTTCTCTTGCTAGTCCACCGCTATAATCTCGTAACCTAACACTATCTATATTTTCAAATGGTCCACTAAAGTATGGTGGGGCTCCTCTTTGTGTGAAATATAGCCTCGCCTGTCCCTTATCATTTATGACTATTCTATGACCAGTCTTCTCTTGGTAATCTGAAATAAGTTTATTGAATCTGTTCGTTAGGCTTTTTGCTCTCATTCGAGATGCTGTTGTCATGGCTTTTGCCGCACCACCAGTGGCTCTGGGTGGTCTTGGTGTTGTAGGAATATCATCACCCCTCTTGAGAAATTTTTTCAAAATGTTACCAAACACATTCTCTTGCATTTCTTCAGGATCATTTGACATCGTGAGGAATGGCGATACGGTGTCAATCATATCTGCTGCCATTGACAACAAGGTTTGTTGATCGTCTGCGTCCATTTTACCGAACGGTGGAATAAATCTGCCTACGACTGTCATAAGGAGTGGTGACTTCAAGAGCGTATCAGAAATATTCGCACTTCCTCTTGTCAACTTCATAAGTGTTTTTGCGAAGAGTGGTTTTGACGCGAGTTTTTCTGCGTATCTGCGAAGTTTGTCTAGTTTGATTTCGTCAAGTTGCACTGACTCTGATTTGCCAAGTTTGCCTTTTTTCTTCTCACCAGATGCACGCTTCAACATACCTCTTGCAGTAAGTCGAGCAGCAGCAGTTGAACCTACGACTTTCATTGCCTTTTTATAGTCTACATCTGAGAGATCACCATAACGATCACGAAGTTTAGCCTTCGCTTTATCGAGATGACTCTTCATCTTTTTACCTTTATACTTCAGATCTTTTTCTGTGATGACAGACTCAGGCACACAGTTTGGTACCATTCTGCCGCCTTTCTTTTTCATACCGATTTGTTTGTAGCCTTTCCAACAGGCTTCGTTTAGATCTTCAACTAGGTGTTTATATTTTTTCATTTAATTATCCTCTAGATGGTGCTTCATCGCCGAGTGGTGGTTCTTCTGGTCGTTGTGGTGGTGATGCAGGAGGTGGTGGTAAGTTTGGATTGACTCCTGCTTGCTTGAATATGTCTTTCAAATTTGAAGGAATTTCAAAATCAATAGAGGTCACACTAGAGACATATTGAACAAACTCTATCATACCAGCGTGTCCTCTAGGAATACTATTCACGAAACGATCTTCAAGACCTGCATCTCTAGCAATGCCATATAAACTAATTAAGGTAAAGTAATCATCATCTGGATCCGAAGGATCGCCCGATGCCAGAACAACCCCGTCATTGTTGTAGTCAAATACTTGAACAATTTCAAAATAGGCATCAAGACCAAATGCTCTAATGAACCCTTGTGGAAAATAACTATAAAACCCTGCTCCCCACCATTGCCAGAAAGAATTTCTTGCTTGACTAAATGTTATATTTTCAAAGTCAATACTACCAGCAGGATTGTTTGAGTCATCCCGTTCAATTAAAGTTCCCCCAAATCCGTAGATAAAAGTCCAAGATGAGGGTTCGGGTAGATCAAAACCATACTCTTGATTTATTTGTTCCCAGTTTTCTCTATAATATGCAGCAGACATTTGTGGAAGGTTTTCATAACCATTTTCTGCACCCCACTCCAAAAATGTTCTGGCAACAAGACCCATAAGTGCGCCGTCAGTCGGACCAATAATGCCATCACCGTTGAAGTCAAATGTGTCTAATAGGGGTTGTGTGGCATTGAAATAACTACGACCACCAAAAAATCCATTATAACCTGTATTTGTCGCACCAAAATTATCAAGACCACCAAGGAATGTATTACCATTCACATAATTGTAATAGTAATAATAAAAACTTTCTTTACCCTCTCGCTCAAAGTCCATCAATAGTCGTAGACGTTCAAGATCACCCGGACCTTGGTACTCTTCTTTTAAAAAACGCTTGAAACTTTTCATCCTAGACCAATCTCTGGTCGTGGTGCTTGTGATTGAGGAGTTTCTTCTGGTGGAGGTGGGGGTCCAGTTGGGTAATCAGGGGCAATATTTGCCAATAAATCATCAATAATGTCAAATCCATCAGGAATGTAATCCTCTAATGATTTATCACCAAACATAAGAACATTGCTCGCAAACTCTTGGAAGTTCTCTGCCGGGACTATATCACCGGGAAGATCATACACATTGTATCCCATATCTTGAAAATAATAAATTATAAAGTATAGTGCTAATACATCTCCTTGAAGACTGCCAACATTATCCCCGCCGCCAATTCTGTAATCAAGAGTGCCGTCGCCATTGAAATCAAACAATCTAATCGCTTCTTCATAAAACTCTGGATGAAACTGTTGGAAAAACTCAGGACCATAAATTCCAAATACACTAGACAACCAACTTGTTATTCCCAACAAAGCACCAAGTGAATCTCCAGATACAGGATCCGGATTATCCAGATCAGACAGCGGAGATTCTTCGGGTCTTTCAATAAACCCGTTTGGATTTGGAAAATTCACGCCGTAGACTTCACTGTAATACTCCCAGTTTTCTAGGTAGTCGGCAGCAGTCATAGGTGGTGGAATCTCTCCAGTCTCTTCATAAATTTGAAATGCTATTTCGGCAATCTGAAAAATGAGTTCTTGATCGTTATCACCGATTGTTCCATCCCCATTATAATCGTACATATCAAGCATAAACTGAGGCATATTGAGCATTCTTACAAAACCAAGCCAACTTTGATAGCCACCTAACGTACCGGGAGCAGTATTACTAGCACTGCCATTGTTACCCAAAGTGTTTTTGGCTCTGAACCACCAAGCAAAATCAGATATTCCCCCCTGCTGTTGTTCATTTAAAAAACGCTTGAAACTTTTCATCCTAGACCACCAATCTCTGGTCGTGGTGCTTGTGCCTGTGGAGTTTCCTCTGGTGGAGGTGGGGGTCCAGTTGGGTAATCAGGGACAATATCAAATAATGCTGCCAGTGCTTCGGGACCAAAGTAATCCTGAAAACTATCTGGAAGGTAATCTATCAGAGACTTATCAGAGAACATTGCAATGTTATTAATAAATTCTTGGAATTCGTCTGCCGGGACTGCCGGAGCATCAATACCGTATCCCATTTCTTGGAAATAATATCTCATAAATGTCCACACAATATATTCTGCTCCGCTTCCGCCATCAAAATCAATGACACCATCTCCATTGTAATCGTAAAGTCTTAAGACTTCATTGTAGACATCTGGAAATACCTCCCGATAAAAATCTTCATTCGATAAAAATTGTCCGTACCACCAAGACAAAAGTCCCTCTAATCCTAGAACAGTTGTTGCATCATCACCGGGAAAGAGCGTATCGGGTCTATCTTCAAAAGGACCGGGTACTTCAACAAAGCCATTCGGATCTGGGAAATCTACACCATAAAGAACCCTGTAATATGCCCAGTTCTGACGATAATCTGCCGGGGTCATAATCGGAGGTAATTCCCCTGTTTCCTCATAAATTTCAAACGCAAGTTCGGCAATCTGAAAAATAAGTTCTTGATCATTGTCCCCAATAATACCATCACCATTCCAGTCATACAAATCAAGCATAAACTGGGGCATATTGATCATATTTGGATGTCCACCCCAAGTTGCAAATCCACCTAACACACCGGGAATAGCATTGTTTGACTCTCCATTTCCGCCCCAAGCCCCTTTGGCTATAAACCAAAAAGCGAACACTGGATCAAATCCCTGTTGCTGTTCTTGTTCTTTTAAATATTGTAAGAAACTTTTCAACCCAATCCTCCGATTTGTGGTTGTGGTGCTTGTGCCTGTGGGGTTTCTTCTGGTGGCTTGGGAGCCTGACCATAGGTGGGATCGTAGTATTGATAATCACCTTCGGGATACTCACCGAATCTTTCATAGTAAAGATCAGCAAGACTTACATCACCGAACATTGAGAAATTATAAAATACGTCTTTTAATTCAGACGGCGATGGCATTTGATCTACTCTAACGTCCACACCTTTTCTAAGAGAGAGAATGTAAAGCATTTGCCATATTCCACCATCACCGCCAGCAGCACCACCCAACCCATATCCGGTGATTCGACCATCTCCGTCAAGATCATACACGGCAAAGATTTGATCAATCAGTTCTTGACCATAGTATTCGATGAGTTCTTGCTTATCGAGAACTTCATTCAAATTTCTCCAAAAACTTTGTGCGCCAACCCATCCAAAAATTGAATTCCCCTCAGTGTCACTTGTGACTAATGAGTCAGGAAATTCAGAGTCGCTATTTGGATAGCCTGCGTAGCCATTTGGATCAGGGAAATCTTTTCCGTAAAGGACTCTGTAATATGCCCAATTTTGTTGATAATCTGCCGCAGTGATGACCGGAGGAAACTCACCAGTCTCGTTATAAATTTCAATTGCAAGTTGACCAATTTCTCGAATCAAAGCCTGATCATTATATCCAATCAGACCATCACCATTGTAGTCAAACATATCAAGCATTGCTTGAGGTAATCCGTACATTCTTTGTAAACCCGGAAATGCACCCCAAGTGTTAAACGCACCTAAAGAACCGAGAGAATTGGGAAATGGCGCACCAAATCTGCCGTTTACTAACCCAAACCAAAAGTAATAAAGATTAACCCCTTGTTGCTGTTCTTCTTCACTTAAAAAACGCTTGAAACTTTTCATTGTTTTCTCTTTCTACCCAACTCAAAAAGAATCACTAGAATAATTATCCCGATAAGTGACCCTGGCTCTGGAATAGGAACACCTGCCATTTGTGTTGGCGGTGTGGCATCCTCTGATGTTGATCCTTGATCTTCTTCAACGACTACGGGTCTCATAACTGGATCGCTTGGTATGTAATCTTCAACTATGATCTGTGGTGCGTCTGGTTGTCTTGAGTTCATGATCACAGGTATTGACTCTATTAGATTTGGTGTCGATTCAATGATCCAATCATCTACTTCGCCTGCCGCGATATCTTCAAGCACCAAAGCCAGTATCTCTGGATCTGTTGTTATGGGTAGATCCATCGTCATCTCTTGTGGTTGCGGAGAGGACTCAGACTCTTCCTCTTTTTCTTCTTCCTCTTCTTCTTCCTCTTCTTCTTCCTCTTCTTCTTCCTCTTCTTCCTCTTCTTCCTCTTCTTCCTCTTCGCTCTCTTCTTCGTTTTCTTCTTCTTCGGATGGTTGTTCGTCTTGTGGTGTTTTCTTACCAGCACCAGCAGCCGCAGCGTCTCCTACAACGCCGCTCATATCAAGACCAGAACTTGAACCTGAACCTGTGTCAGATCCTGAACCGCTTCCAGATGCCATACTAACAGAGCCGTCAAGACCACCAGCATCACCAGCACCTCCGCCACCACCACCTGATCCTGGGATGTTTCCATTCATCAAGTCTTGAACAGACTCATTCAGACCCATGATTTCTTCGATT